GCATCATATCCTCGATAGAGTAATGAATTCATCCTGCGTTCGATGCAGGTGTAAAAGCCGTTTATCATAGAAGAGCATTATAACATAAACCGGCAAAGATGTAAACAACAATCTTTGCCGGTTTGAATTTTTATCTCGTCAAAAGTTTATTTCTTTTTAGAGATGGCAATTTTGCGAGGTTTCTTCTCTTCTGGAACGTGCTTCTCTAGAGAGACGCTCAAGATTCCATTTTGCAGAGAAGCGTCACTTACAATGACGTGTTCTGCCAGGGTAAAGCGCCGCGTAAATTTGCGAGCGCTGATGCCCTTATGGGCATACTCTCTTTCGTCTTTTTCAGACTTTTCACCAGTGATCACTAGCGAATTTTCTATGGTTTCAATGTCGAGTTCCGACTCAGCGAATCCAGCGACTGCCAACTCAATGACATACTGATCTTCGTCAAGTTTAACCACATTGTGTGGTGGATAAACATTCGAATTTTCTTTGTTAATCGAATCAAACTCTTGAAAGAGTTGATCGAACCCTATGCCCCACGGCCTATACAGTGTGTTTATTTTCATTTTCGTTTCTCCTATTTAAGCGAGTTTTATATGTATTCACAGACCCATCGCTGGCATCCGTGTTGTTACCACCGTGGTAACAAATTTATTTATATTGGGGCAGCACAAATTCTTTGAAAGAAAGCAACTTTCTGCTAGAAATTATTTCAAAGAAAGTTTTGGCCTCTTCCGAATTTAGCTTCTTGTAGTCAAACGATACTTCGCTGTATATTGGGCGATAGTGTAGAGTACGTTCTTTGGCAACTAAGAGCAGTTGACCAGTGGTGACCATATCTGCTTTCTTAATGTCTCCTGTACGTATAGGATTCATAAATTTGTCTTTATGCGGCTTTTGAGACATCGCTTCAAGAAACTCGTACGGATCAGCTATAGTATTGTCACGAAGATAGTTGTTGACAATTTCCCAGCGGCTCTCTGAACTTTTGCGAGCCGCTATGAGATGATCATCTTGAGCATTTTTGCTGTATCCAAGATTGGGCATATCAATGCCATGATTCGTGCGAACACAGTGATCGTCTTCTTGAGTTATTTCTTTTAATCTGTAGACATACTCACGAGGCTTTTCTGCGGTAGCATCTGCTTTCTTTACAGTAAATCCACCTTCGAGCAGATAGCATGTTTCAGGGTTAAAGATGAATGTTGCTCCGGCAAGTTCTTTTTCAATAAGATATTGCGCCGCTTCTTTTGGGGTTTTACGACGAAGCGCGTTGCGAATAGCCAGTCCGTCAGGAGAAACGATAGGTGTCTTCTTTTTATTTTTGCTGAGTACTTTTTCTCCTTCTTTTTCGTCACTCTTGACGCTAAAGGAAGCAGATATGATAGACAAGCCATATTCGTTTACGCCTTCTGTCCAGCGAGTTGTCTGATCATCAATAAAGAGGCGTTGTATGCCGTCACGGTTTGAGTTTACAACCTTGATAGAGGTTGAATAGTTTCTGTCGCGATTTTTAGCGCCGACCCAACCAAATTTCTTGATGTATTTTACTGCTACTACGCACATATGATACTTGCTATTATACTATTTATAATGTGGCGCTTTTACCGCGATTTAATTATCTTTCTCAGACCGTTTAGCAAAGAAATAACCAACTTTGCACTCGTAGGTCCTGGCCATGGAAAGCTTAAACCAATCATCCCAGTTGCAAATAGAAGCAACATCCGTGTCCCATCCGTGCCGGCAAAGAGTGTTGATAGAGCAAATTTTCCTGAAAGAGCAGACAATATATCAGCAAAGTCAAAGTCATATGAGAAGTCTCCAGTAAATGACATATTCAACCAAATATAGAGCAGCATGCCCGCAACAGCAAAACCACCTATTCTTTTTATGGTAGGATGTTTTTGCAACCAATTGTCAAGATTACTCAGGGCCTCTTGAGTCCATTTTCCAATCTTAGTTTTTGAAATATATTCTGCGACCGCACGCTGTATTTGAGCATATGCAGCATAACCAGCTTTAATTGATTTCCAAAGATTAGCCAAATTAAAACGTAATGCACTAAAAAACTTAAAAACTCGGCTGTCTTTAAATAGGACTACAACGTCTTCAATCTTTGCTCCAGCACTTGATGCAAGAGTCTTTATAAAGTCTAACTTCGCTCTCACTCCAGAGGTCAAACGGCTTAGAAAATTTTCAGTAAGTTCAACAGTTTCAAGAAGCGTCAAAGCTTCATAATAGTCAAGTTCTTCTTGAAGAGAATGGGAGTTGTATTCAGTGAAGCTTTTCATGCGCGTTTTTTAATATTACCAATGCTGTATTTTGAACGTAAGTCCCAGTTAAATTTATCTCTATGAGAAATAATTTTAATCTGTTTTAGACTTGTGGTGTCTTTCGCCTGATTTTTATTAACAATTTCAAGCAGTCCCCAGTCTGAAAGAAGAAGAGTGATTGTATTACGCCGGCACGTATCATCATATGTAAATGTAGACGGCTTGCCATCAAGCATAAAAAGTTCTTTAAAGTGAACTATAAAGTATCGACCCTGCTTGTGAAGTATGTGACAGCTTTGAAAGAGAACGTTTTCTTCACGCTTCGAAGCGACTCCTATGCGCGAGAGTGTTTCTTTGATCTTTAAAAAATCATCTGGGTCGTTTAAATAGACTTCAACCATCTGAGATGGTGACCATTCAACGATGTCTGTGGGGGAAAATTGTATTGCCATAACGATATACTATATTTATAATATATCGCATTTGCAATCTAGCGTCGTCGACTCTTTCGAGCAGCTTTATTCTTTTTACGACGTTTTTCTACTCGATTGGGAGACAGGTTTTTCTTACCAGAATTCATTCTCCAACCTCCTGCCATCATACGTTTGATAAACTTTGCGGGGTTAACCGTGAGTTTTGGTTGAGAGGCTGTCACCTCGTCGAGTATTTCTGCTTCAAGCACGTTTTGATTTTCCTCCTGTGTCATATTTTTGTTTTAGTGTGTTTAGTTGATCGACTGTCAGCAATGAGAGCACTTGGCGCGCCTTTTCAGAGCTGTAGTCATATTCTTGCATTATATATTTGATGCTCTCAGAATCGTCAGCTGCTTTGAGCCATTTACTGAAACGTTTTCGTGGACGAATCGCGCTCTTTAAAAAGTCATATTGCATCTTTGCTGGAAGTGCATGATGACGATTCATCTCGTTTGCAAAGAGAACGCTGTCAGCAAAATACGAGAGCCCACGATTAACGATAAAGGGCACATACTGACGATCTGCACGCGCGGGATCTGGAAGCGAAGCACTGTCATCAGCGACACATTCACTCATCAAATTAGGCCCGCTAGGACCGCAGTTGATGCTGTTTATAAAATCGAAAGGAGACAGTTTTTTTAGTTCTTTTTCCATTCCACGCTTCCCATAAGTTCGGTCATGCAAGCAACCATATTCAACTCCTTGTCTGCCACAAATGCAGACTTATAGCTATAATCGGCAAGAATGAGCACTGCATTTGGAATCGATGCGGGAGCCGCGACGTCATAGAGACTGTCATAGATCTTTCTAAACACTACAGAACTGTCTAGGCTGCTATTGTTTACGACCCATGCTCTCATTGCCTTGAAGTCTTTTGAGCGCAAGGTGTGGGCGAGTTCTGCAATGCTCTGATCACTGAGCCCAACGAGTATTGCGCTCGGTATCTCACCACTTGAGCTGTGACGCTGACACTCGTTAATCACACGTCTCCAGTCAGGAGCATATCGAATTATGAGCTCAGCGAGTGTCTGTTCGTGCGCCTTGACCCCTTCATTTTTAAGTATGCCATTCAACCTCTTTAAAAAGTCACCAGCAAGTGAAGCGAGAACTTTTTTAGGAGTATTAAATTCAACTACAGAGCATCGACTGTGCAGCGGTTCGATGATACGATTTTTAAAGTTGCAAGTCAGGATAAAGCGACAGTTGTTGCTAAACTCTTCGATAAACCCACGAAGCGCGGGCTGTGTACTCTGTGGATTGAGATAGTCAGCCTCGTCAAGTATCACTACCTTATAGCCACCCGACAGCGAAACTGTAGAAGCAAACTGCTTGATCTTATTTCTTAACACATCAATACCACTCTCTTCCGAACCGTTGATCAAGATATAATCTAGATTCAACATGTTGCAAAGAGCTTTCGCGACTGTAGTTTTTCCAAGACCTGCAGTTCCTGCAAACAGCAAGTTGGGCAGCTGTCCACTCTTTACAATCTCGTTGAATGTCTTTTTAAGATCGGGAGGAAGAACACATTCGTCAATCGTCTGCGGTCTGTATTTTTCTACCCAAAGGTATTCGTCTGTTTTCATGCTGCTATATTATACCAAAGTGATCTGTTTGTACACACTTTTAATCGCGTCGGCTTCATGTTCAAATTGGGCCGCGTTTTTCTTATGGTATAGTTTAGCAACTTTACGAATGAGAGGTTTTGGCAGGTTAAACGCGTCTGCCGTCGCGTCAATAATTTCTTTGATTTGATCCCGAGCTTCATCCATTTTAGAGAGTTCTGTCGAGATTTCGCGAACTGCTCCTAGCAGCTCTGCCTTTGTTTTGTCATCTTCAATTTGCATAATATATTATTGTTCACCAAAATAGTGGGCCCATACGAGCAATCCAGCAAGTGCCCAAAAACCTAAAGAGTAGAGAAACGTCATGACGGGACTGTTTGCCCGTCGCTTAGACTTTGCAACTCCAGCCATTCCACCCTTTGGATTCATATACTGAAGCCATAGAATAACCCGACCTGGAGCGGCAAAAATTTCATAAAGAAGATTGCTGCTTGCAGTCCCGTCAAGACGATCTCGTGCCATATTGTTATAGTTTAAGCTTCTCCTTCAGCATCTTGACCCTGAGCAAAATTGAAACTCAATTGATTGTCAGGCACTTCCTCTGATGTATTTGCGGTTTCAGCAGTTTCTTCCTTTTTTGGAAGGAAGCCTTTAAGCTTTTCAAAAAGTTTTCCAACAATTTGAAATTCATCTGCTTCGAATGCTCCACGTCTAGAAACAGTAGCAATAATGTTGTGCATCAGTACTACATCTCCAACCGTAATGTTGTCTTGTGTTTGTGTTGTTTCTTCCATAATTTAGTTAAATGTTGAAGTTTTTTCCAGCGCAATATAGTATTGTACCGGAAGGCTTTCGTGTTTCCAGTGGCTGATAAGTTTTGATGAAATACTCACCTCATAATCGCCTGGCAACACTTTAAGATTAGCAATCATAAACTGTAAGTCAAACGATCCTGTTTGCGAATTGTTATCATCCAACACCACTGAAAATGTATTTGCTGCAGAATTTTTAGGATCGACAACAGCGAGAGTGACGAGTCCGTTATCGCCTTGAATTGAAACGATTGAATGACCAAGCACTCCAGCTGCTTTTCGTATTTGTGTCAATGTTTCTGAAGAAATCTTTACGCTAAGATCTGTGCTTGGCATATTGATCTTATTTTTTGGACTTGTAAGAATACTTTGATCAGCAAATCGATAGCTTGCTTTGCTACGTCCGGAAGTGAAAACTACACTGTCATCTTTAAATTCAAGATCTGGGTCTTGAAGTAGACTAAACATAGAAATAAATTCACTGAGATCATAGACACCAAAATCGCATGGAAACGTTTCGGAAACTTCAGCAAGCGCCATAATGTTTTTAGCTTCTGAAATTGTTGAGAGTGGTTCCCCTGCTTTTACGACAAGATTTGAATTGATGCTCGAAAAGTTTTTAAGGATGTCAAGAGTTTGTGCTGTTAGCTTAATCATAATGTGATGTTGTATAGTTATATATGTGCCAGAGGGTGAAAGTTTATGAATTTTTTTCTAATTCATATAGAAATAGCATGCATGCAATTGCGTGTGAAATGTGATGCAACCCAGATTCTGTGTCGTGGGATTCACCGCGACGTAGAGCCCATAGGTGTCGTTGTGCAGCGGCAAAATAACGATTTTCCGCATCATCTAACAATTTCCAATTGTCGCGAGAATACTTATTTTTTCCGTATGTAAGTGCCCTCACAGTTTCTTCAAGGGCATGAGGTGGAATTAAGCTATAGTCGGGTTTTTCCGAGTCATATTTAACTCCTACGGTAGTTGGTACAGTTTTTTTCATGAAAGAAAGAGATGCGCCGCGGCTTTATTTTCACCGCGGCGCATCTGCTACTTAGGCATTAGCCGTTCTTACGAGGGGTACCAAGGCGATAGCGGCGGACGCTTTCACCGGTACGGGTCTTGCGGGGGTTGAGGTAGATTGCAAGACCATGGTCGTTGCGAAGCGAGCTGATGACGCGATGTGGGTCAGCGATACCAGCGTTGCGGGCTTCGGCGGCGGTAAACTCATGACCAGCTTCAAGGAAGGTAAAGAGAGCTTCCTTTTGAGTCATGTTCTTAACGAGGCGTTGCAGTTTAGTTGCTTCAGTTTTAGTCATAATGTATTTTGTTTTTATGTTTATTCAGGTTCTGGTCTATAGTTTCACGGTTTAGCGTAGACCAATCGCTAAAGTTTAGAAAGGCATGTTGTCTTCTTCAGGCTGTGGTTGAGATTCGACAGCCTCAGAAGCTGCTTCTGCTTGAATCTGGTTGCTGTCAATCTTTGTATAGAGATCGAGAAAGGCTTCGCGAGTTTCAGTTTCAAAGCGGGCAATACACATCTTGATTGCAGTGAGACGATCTGAAAAGATGCTGTATGCCTTCACAATATGACAGAGACGTCGTGTAGAGATGAGTTCGTCAACCCCTTCCGCGTCATAGGTCTTGCGAATGACGCTGCTCCATGCTACAAGTTTATCAACAAATTCACTGTCATCGACCTTGAAATATTCCATGTGCTTGCTGATGATGTTGCGCTCGACCTTGTAAGGAGGATATGGCTGATCAATCGTGGCGACAAATCGTTCGATGAATGCTTCGTCGATGATGTTTGCGGCGCTGTATCGACCGTCATCGGAGCCCCGGCCCTTGGTGTTTGCAGTAGCAATCACGTTAAACCCTTGGGCCGGGGTGACGACTTCACCAACCTTTTTGATCAGGATTGGCTTGCCTTCTAGTACCCCCTGAAGACACATAATCTTGTTGCTGCCACGATCGAGCTCATCGATGAGCAAGATACAACCACGCTCCATGGCTTTTACAACTGGACCTTTTTGGAAAACAGTTTCGCCATTAATCAAGCGAAAGCCGCCAATAAGGTCGTCTTCATCAGTCTCAGGGGAGATCTGTACTCGAATATACTCGCGCTTGAGTTTTGCGCAAGCTTGTTCTACCATCATGGTCTTGCCAT